CATTTGATGCTTGGAATAAGCAACAAATGGATGCAATTGAAGAATCCGGTGCTGAATCAGCAGTTGCTGCATTTAGAGATTTCAAGATTTTTGCAGACGTCGGTCACGTTTCTGCAGGTTTTGGAAGTAATTTACTTCCACACGATTTGCAAGAACCAGTTCCGCAACCTTATGCGGTTGGTGAATGGGAACCATCGCAGATCGTAATTCCACAAAGTGGCGGATCTACTCAAGGTGTTGAGCGAACGCTACACATGGTTGGAATTAATGTTAACGGCTCAGCGAGCCGGGGAATTATTGAGGGATATGCTGATTCAAGAGCATTCCCACAAAGTCCTGATCCAGTCAGCCCAGATTTGAGTTCTACTGCAAACTGGTTGGCACGTATGTTTGACGTGGCACAGACTTTTGATGATGTGTTGGATAATGCAACAGATCGTAATGATAACTTGCCGTATCCTCAGGCAGATTATCCGGGAGGTGCTATTCAAGCGCCTACTTTGCAATTGCATAGTATTTCTACTGTTTCGGGCACTACCATTGGTGGTATGACCGCTGTTAAAGGCGGAGCATTTCCATGTGGCTTGATTAAAATATCAATTTCCAATCAAGATGCTATTGCACGAGGATATGTTTTGACCATTGATCTTGTACCTGGTACTCACCGTGGGTACATGTGTGAAAAGATGTTGGAGGCATGAATATGACACCAACACCGGAAGTTGAGGCAGTTCAAGCATCAACTGCAGCTGCACGTATTTTGTGCGCTGTAAAAGAAAACCGAATCGAATTGATCGGTGTTATGATTCTAGCACATTTGCTAGGATTGAGCGACCGAGTTATTGCGCAGGTTAGCGGAGTGTGCTTCTGATGGCTTACAAATATGGAAAGACATTCAAGAAGGACGGAAAGTTGGTTCGATACCGTTATACAGACGGGAAAAAATCGACCAAGAAACTTGTTGCGGTTAGCAAGAAAAAGAAAAACACACGTCGAAAGAAGTGATTAACGTGTGTCCTAAATGTTCCTCGAACAAAGTGGATACAGTGCTCATTGATGACACGGATCCTAAACAACCAATCGTGCATTGCACGTGTGAATCTTGTGGAATGGAGTGGGTTGAATGAATTCCTATGTTGATAGAGCAACGCATTTTATTCCAGTTTTTGGATATTTGAAGGCGGCGCATGACATGACCAACTTGTATGAAGATGGTCAAATTAGTGCATTTCAGTATTATGGATATATGACGAGTCTTGCGGCAGTAAACTCGCTTCATGTTATTCATACTGCACATACAAGTCAATCCGGTTTTGGATTGTCTGCAGTTACCAAATTGCAAATGATGCCGGCTGTTGCCTTGGCATCTGTCCCGATCACATTGGCGGGTGCAAATATTGAGGTGATCCAAAGAGCACCTGAAGAACAGCAAAAGGGACTTTGGCAAATGTTCTCAAGCGGATTAACCGGTACATTTGGTATCGGTAGCGGGATAGATTTATAGGTAAATGTATACACCCTGTATACATGGCGAAGTTATATTGGCGAGTGAAGCGAGACGGAAAATGGACATGGACACCTGCGACCATGTACAATGATGATCCTGATGAGCATCGACCGTTGACGTTAGTTTATACGTTGGGGGAAGAAGAATGAAGATCCATGAATGTCAAACCTGTGGCGTTTCATGGGAAGACGACGGCCCTCTCGTCGTTTGGTGTTACCAATGTTTGGAGGAACACCAATGATACTTATGTATTGTAGAATTTGCAACGATGACGTTATTACGTTAGATTGCATGAAAAACACAGAGATATGCGGAGCGTGTTATATCGATGGAAAACACGAAGTGTAAAACATGCAGCTCTTTGCTGGAAATCTATGGATCATGTGAAAGTGTAGCCCCTTGGCTATGCGAGTGCGAAGAGATATCTGCAGCACAATCTTCTCTACAACAGACTAAGTTGTATATAGAGAAGCCCAAACAGACGATTAGGATTCTTGTTCCTAAGATGTCTGAACGACAACGGCGAGAAGCGAAAGCGGCGATGATCGTTGTAAAACCGCACAACCGACAGGAACGATTTTAAATTGTCACCTTCGGTGGAAGGGCGAAGAAGATTGGAATCCGTGTGCATGCATACTGGTGACAAGATTCGTAGGGAGGTCGAACATAGTTCTTGACCGCTGGCGCTACGGGGCGAATTATTATAGACTACGCACAGTAGCAAGGAATTCATGGCAAAGCGATCTAAGCGAAAATATGGCATGAGAAAGATGGAACCTGCAGTTGAAACGTTGTACTTTCGTACACCAACTGTTCCAGCACAAGTCGGAAACGATCCCGGTCGAGCCGATTTTTATATTGATTTAAGTCAATGTTCATCATTGGTTAATCGTCGATTTTATCGACAAGGAATTAATTGGGCCGTCGGAGGTATGAAAATTTTTACCGATGGGCCATCTTCTTTTGTTCTACAAAAAATTCCAAATTCGTGGATGGCATTTCAGGCATACAAGAAAGCATTTGATGCTTGGAATAAGCAACAAATGGATGCAATTGAAGAATCCGGTGCTGAATCAGCAGTTGCTGCATTTAGAGATTTCAAGATTTTTGCAGACGTCGGTCACGTTTCTGCAGGTTTTGGAAGTAATTTACTTCCACACG